TTTATCGACCCAACTATTCCGTAGTTGCCACGGTTGACTATCAGCCTACATGGTCGTTTATCACTTGGGGCAGAACCCTCGTGCAGCCGTCCCCCTTGGGTCAAGCTGAACCGCTTTCCTCCCACGCTGCCACAGTCAGGGGCACTTATTAACGTATGGGGTACGGTTGACATAATGGGGGCAATAAAAAAGCCGCTATCTGCTGCACAGGTAGTGGATTCCCTTTCGGGAACTGTGCATGAGATAACGGCCTTCAATGTGCTGTCCACTACGACAACGGGGCAGATAGTATCAGAGCATTTAGAAGCCTGTCAAGTACTTAAAATTGTCTATAAGTACCAAAGCCTCCTTGTAGTTCTTAACAGCTTGAATGGCATCTTCGTGAGTGTCGCCCTCCAAGGTATCAATACTGTCTTGAAAAAAATATGCCGCCATGTCCAGAACATCATCAAAGATGAGTCGTTCACCCTGATAGTCTTCCAGTTCTCTGAGCATTCGGTTGTGAATCATCATGCACCTCCTACAAATAAACCAATTAAATAACCTGCCACGAAACACCCCAAATAGACAATGATTCTGTCTGCCAGATGGGGCTTATCCTGCCATTCTGGGGCAGAGGGAAAGGCCTCCTGTAAGGTACGGGGAAACCTGCGAGTAGTGTCGTTCAGGGACTCAGGCTTGAATTTAATCATTGTCAATCTCCAAAGGTTAAGAATAGCCCCTAGTCAGGGGCTAGGGGGCAGTTAAGCAGCTAACAGGGTTTCTTCTTCCCAGTAGGCATCCTCACCTTCATACAAGGCACAAGGGGCATCGTTAAGCACGTACTGGTCGTGAATGGCTGTTGAATATGCACCGAACACCGCTTCATTCTTCAGGAAATACAAGCGGACATATTCAGAGGTTGACATGCCTTGTGTGAACTGAGGGAAGCTGCGGGCCTTCTCTGTCTTAACTCGGGGCTTCTTGTGGCATTTCCCGATTAACTCGAAAAGGTTTGTACGCTCAGGTCTAACCTTGTAAGTAGTTGAACCGATTTTCAGTGTTTGCATGGAAACTTTCCTTCTGTTGTAGTGCAATAGCGCACCCGATAACCCTAAGACTAGGGCTATCAGTTGAACTATTAGGCTGTCTCTGTCATCTGCTCACGGGCGAATTCAATGCCCTTCAAATAGGCGTGAATCAGGTTATACAGTTCCCTCATAGGCATATGGCCCTGACTGAATATGTCACGTACCCCGCCAGCTTCATTCATCATTTGATGTAGGGCTACGCCGCCATAAGCCCCACTAATATGGAAATTGCCTATATTGGCAAACCACTTCCCATGCTCTCCCGTGTAGGGTTCGGCCTGGTTGCCTGTAATGCGGTTCAAGCGGTTAACTGCGCCTTCTAGGTCTTTACGTGTGATTCTCTGCATTTGGAACTTCCCTTCTGTTGGTTGATTGACTGTCGAATGACAATCCACAAGCCCACCTAGTGAGCTTGTAGGTGTCACTTCAGATAAAGCACAGGCCAGATACCCGAAAGCACTTCCCTGACTCTAGCTCAATGTCCAGCGTCCCGAACTTATGAACAGCCAGAATTGTTACCTGCTGCACCTTCCCGAATATGTGCATGGTGCGGGTCTGTCCTACTGCGGGTGTTTTCATGAACAGCCCTTGTGTGATGTCGTGTGTTTGCATGATACTAGCCTCCTGTTGGTTATTCTGCTGTGATTGCTACGTGCAACAGCTGCTGCACTGGTTGACCTGCTTTTGCGAATGACTCCAGATACTTGTTGTCTGTCAGCTCATGGAAATCAGGTGCGGCCTTGTGAAACACTGTTGACTCACCGACAACCATCACAGGCCAAGCCTCTACCATGACTCCCACACCATCATCGACAATCAAGATGTCGCCATCTCTGATGCCGTATCCATACTGCGTGTAGTCGTATGCCTCACTCATGGTGAGGTCTTGTAAGTTGTAAACTGTATTCATAGGAACTTCCTTTCGTTGATTGATTGCTACTGCGTTTTCTACTGTCTTTTTTTTTACCTAGTCTACAACTAGTTAGCAATCTGTCAAGCACTTTTTTTAATATTTGTTTCTATCGCTTTGCCTGTCTTGTTAGACTTATTCTATGAATACTTATTTCTATGCACCTTGTGTCTAGTCTAGTGTTAGACTATAGATATTCTAGAATAAATATATTGTGGTTATGTAATAGTATATCTATCCGTTGACCTGGTAGCTCATCGGGGTAGCTTGGGGTCTAGCTCATCCCGCTCTCCGCTTAACATAATATTCTCCGCATAGTTACTTAACATAATATCGGGGTTAGGGGAATTCCCGCTCGCTCTCGCGCTAGACGCTTGCCATGCGGTCAGGAGATGGGTCGTGAGGTCTGGAATGGTGTGCCCCCCACTTCTCGCCCCCCATAAAAAAAATTAGTTTTTCTGGTAAATTGAGGTTGCAGTTGTCTCCGTTCGGTTAGTCAAGAATCAAGCTCTTGACTAACCTTTTTTTTGTCTGTTACTATTCGGTTATCAGTAGAGGGGTTAATATGATTACAGAGATAGTGCTAGAGAGTGGAGTGAGTATGCCTAAACAGCGTACTGTTTACGCTTACCCTTATGAGGAGATGGAAGTAGGGGATAGTTTTGTTGTGCCTCTGAATGCAAGGGCAAAGGTGTTGAATGCCAACTACAGGGCTGGTAAGCGGTTGGGAAGGTACTTTGCTGCCAGGACTGAGGGTGATGTAGTCCGTGTGTGGAGGATGTCGTGATGGCTGCTGGTGGCTTTGTTAAAGGTATGCCGATTGAAGGTGGTAAAGAGTATTGGCTTTGGCAAGCAGAGCGTTGTCTTCATTGGCATCATCATGAACCTCAAATGCGGTGGGAGACGTTTATGTACTTCTACTTGTTTAAATGGGCTGGATACGAAGAATGAATGAACTGTTCTGGATGGGTGAGGATGAGTTACGGGAGGCTTATGCTGACCTGATGACCAAGCTCGCCCGTACGGAGCAGATGATGGTGATGATGGCTATAAGCATAGAGAAGGCTGTGGAGTATGGATACCAAGCAGGATACGAGGATGGCATTACGGGAGAGTCGTATTCGTCTTCAGCAAGAGCTTCGCAGAGCCTTGTCCTGCACTAGGAAGACGCAGAAGATAAAGCTGGCAGCAGAGTGGAAAGCCAAGTATTCACCCACATATTACGCAGAGTTAATCAGGTGTGCAAAAAACAAACAGGTTGCTGCAAGCATCCTTGAATGGAATCTAGATGAACTTTGACCTGAAGAAGTTTTACAAGTTTTGTTCCGAACTCAAGATTGAGACAAAGGAAGAAGGCTTGAAAAAGATGGGTACTCTCTTGGGTACTCAAACCTACGTGATGGATGAAATCCAGAAAGGCTTGAATGAAGATGTCCACTTCTTTGTCATCCTCAAAGGTAGGCAGTTGGGTATCACAACTATTTCCCTCGCTCTCGACCTTTACTGGCAGTTTACCCATCCAGGCTGGCAGGGTACATTGGTTGCGGATACAGAGGAGAACAGAGACATGTTCCGCTCTACTCTCGCTATGTACCTTGAGGGGTTACCAAAAGAGTACAAGATTCCACTGGTTGCCCACAATAGAAACCAGATGGTTCTCAAAAATCGTTCAAGACTCTTCTACCAAATTGCGGGAAATAAGTCTCGTTTGGGACAAGGTAAAGCTATCACTTATCTACACGGGACAGAGACAGCTTCTTGGGGAAATGAAGAAGGTCTAGCTTCCCTGATTGCCTCTCTTGCTGAGAAGAACCCTGAACGCTTGTACATGTTTGAAAGTACAGCGCAGGGCTTCAACATGTTCCACGACATGTACAAGACTGCCAAGAAAGCAAAGACACAACGTGCCATCTTCTGCGGCTGGTGGCGTAATGAGTATTATCAAGTACCTGCCGACTCCAACATCTACAAGGTGTATTGGGATGGCAAGCTGACAGGTGAAGAAAAGGAATGGCACAGAGACATCAAGAAACTCTACGGCTTTGAAATCAATTCCCGTCAGATGGCTTGGTGGAGATGGAAGATGTACGAGGGTATCAAGGACGATGCTCTTATGTACCAAGAGTTTCCACCCACTGAAGACTATGCCTTTGTGATGACAGGCACTTCCTTCTTCTCACACACCAGATGTACAGAAGCTGCCAAGACAAGTAAGAAGACAGACTGTGACCACTACCGCTATGCTTTTGGACAACTCTTCCAAGATACGGAAGTCCTGCGCTCAACTGAAAGGTTGGGTACGCTCAAGGTTTGGGAAGAGCCTATTGATTCTGCTTACTACGTCATTGGTGCTGACCCCGCCTACGGTAGCTCTGATTGGGCAGATAGATTCTGTATCCAAGTCTACAGATGCTACGCAGATGGGCTTGACCAAGTTGCTGAGTTTGCCACCTCGGAATTAAACACCTACCAGTTTGCCTGGGTCATTGCCCACCTTGCAGGTGCATACAAGAACTCAACCCTGAACCTGGAAGTCAATGGCCCTGGTCAAGCTGTCATCAATGAACTCAGAAACCTCAAACGCTTGGCAAGCTCTATGGGAGGCTCTACAGGCAAAGACTTGATGGATGTGCTTGGCAGTATGTCCAACTACATCTGGAGGCGTAACGACACCCTGGGAGGCCTCTCCAACAGTATTGGCTACCTGACTACCAGCAACAGCAAAGAACGCATGTTGCAGTACATGAAAGATTACTTTGAGCGGGGCATGATGAAGATTCTCAGCATGGACACCCTAGAAGAAATGAAAGGTATCGTGCGGGAGAACGGCTTCTTAGGCGCACCTGGTCGAGGTAAAGATGACCGTGTAATTGCCTCTGCCCTTGCTGCCGTAGCTTATGCCGAACAGATTCAGCCACGCTTGATAGCGCAGAAGATTACCCGTGCTGTCAGCGAAGCACAGGAGTCTTTCTCTCCTGAACAAATTGCTGTTGGTAGAAATGTTTCTGATTACTTGAAAAGGATTGGCATGTATGGTTCATAACCAACTGACCATCGTGTCCATCTACGGACACAACAACGGTGCTTCTGCCTTGCCCTCTATCGTGAGGTCTATGCGGGAGTTGCCTGGTAGCAGAGGTCTGCTCATCTCTGTTGAGAAACCTGAGAACATGCCAGAGGGGGTAGAGTGGAAACGTTGCCACCCTATAGACTATCTTGGCTACTCTCTCTTCACCATGCACAGCCTGTACGCTTACATAGAGACAGACTTCTGCTTGATTGTCCAAGATGACGGTTGGGTGTTGAACGGCAAGAACTTCAAACCTGAATACTACGAATACGATTACATAGGTGCACCCTCACACTGCGCTTTTGGTAACGGTCACCTGTACCTGAAGTTTGCCTGGACTCAAGCCACAGAGCCTGTCTCTGTTGTCCAGAATGGTGGCTTCTCCCTGCGTAGCAAAAGATTCTTGGAAGCCTGTAACAAGCACGGCATCATGCACCTGAACAGCAATGAGATACACGGCTGGAATGAAGATGCACAGTTGTCTGCCATTCTGAAGCCTGTCCTGGAAGGTTATGGCTACAAGTATTGCCCTATCGACATTGCCAAACACTTCAGCATGGAGTATGTCGGGCTTGGTTTCCACGAAGATGACTTTGATTTTGGTTCTTTGCTAGGCCACCATGCCCAGACAAGGAAGCTGGTGACAGACAGCCACATTGTTGTTCCTGCTGACCCCCGTGTCAGCCACGGTGAAATGAAGTTTATGGCCTGGATGGAAAGCCAAGGCTACACAGCGGAGTACAAATATGACCCCCTTATCCAAGCGTGAGCTTACAAAACACATGCA